GATCCCCAGCTTCTCCATCTCTTTTTGCTCGCGAGCCATTTGCGTGAAGAGAGGGCGGTAGTCTTCGCCCATCCTGGCGATTTCGATCTCGTGGGTGGAGAGACGGCTCTTGATCCGCAGGATCGCGGCTTGCGTCTCTTTGAGTTCGTCAATCTGGCCCCGACCAGCGCCGATCCAGCGGGCCGTGACGAACGCCTCCATGTTGAGTCCCTCATACATGTTCGGAACCGAACGTGCGTTCATGGACTCGATCTGCCCCTTGTTCACGGCTTCCTCGAACCACAGGCGATAAACCATCGTGGCGAAGCGATCCGCGACCATCTTCTTCCGAGACATCATGTATTTGTGTGTCTCGTTCATGGCGGCGCGGGCGCTCGAATAGTTCGTCTTCGAGTAGTCCCGCGACACTTGCTCGTAGCTCACACCGAGGTCGGCGGCCAGGTAGCGCAACAGAGAACCTTCGAACTCCGTTCCGATCCCACCAGGCTTGCCCATCGGCATCATATTGAGCCGCGTCCCTGGCATCAGGTGCGGAATCTTAACGCCGTCAACCTGCATGTTCCGAGCGTTGTTGCCATACTTGGAGATGGCTCCGAGGAACTGTTGGGCGTAGTTGATCGTGCTGGTCGCAACGTCGCCGCCACCGATGGTCTCGAACGCCTGGGCCGAGGGGAGTTCGGACTCGATGGCGGCGGCGAAGCTCGCGTTCACCACGGCGTTCTGGAGCGTGATGTCCCGAAACCGTTTCGTGATCCGCATCTCTTTCAGGGCCGCCGAAAGCTGGGACATGCCGCGTGTCTGGCCTGGGCGCTCTTGCTCCAGGATGTGGATGACCTGGGGGCGACCGATGCCGTTGCGCGCGCGGATGTAGCTCCAGGACACGCTCTTGTTCCAGTCCCAGATACCGCCAGGGCTCGCCCTGCGGATGTAGTAGCCCAGGGGCGCGCCGCTTGCGGACGTGCGAACGCCGCCACGGGTTTTCTCCAGGTCGTAGCCCTGGTCGTTCGGGTTCGACAGACGGTCCAGAGATACCATCTGGATCGCGGTGTTGAAGGGTCGGTCAGTCTCGCGCATCCACTCGCTGGTCGCCAGGACCTCCCCCGACAGGAGGTAGGTCCCGACCGCGAGGCGGATCATCGACGTAAGGGTGTTCCGGCGCGAGGCATCGGGCCAGTTGTTGAAGGACTCGGCCCATGCCGTGAACTTGGCCTCGACCTCTTCGGAGAACTCTTCCGCCCACGCTTCGTCCAGGCCGAGGACTTTGATCCGTGGCTTGGCATTGAGCATGTAGTGGGAGCCGACGATGTTGTCCTTGTGAAGCTGGACGCCGGACATGGCGAAGGCATCGTTCCGCACGATGTCCATCGCCCGCGAATCGACGTAAGGCTTGTCGGGAAGGATGTCGGCATCGGCAGACTGGATCGCGGGTGCCCACGATGCCAGCGAACGGTCGTAGTTGTCCGCAGCTTCGTGGGCACCAAGGACCGATGGCGTGGGTCGGGGGGAGGACCCTATCCCGTCATCGAATCCTAACAGGAATTTCGCTTCTTCATCTGGGTCTGAGAATGTTCGCATTAAAACACCGCCCTTAGTGGTCCATTGGAGCCAAGGGTCGATCCGGCGATCTCTGCCTTGAGTTCCTGGATGTAGGATTTAAGGGCCGAACGGTTGGCGGCGGTGTATTCAACACGCTCTCCATTCTGGTCCACGAATACGCGAGCGGAAGTCCCCGTCACCAGTTGGTGGAGGGCGTCCTCGGCTTCTACGAGCCGTTGCGCGGCGGTCAATGTGGGCATCGCATCATCCTAATTGTTCGGCCAGGTTGTCGAGATCATAATCGTCTTCGGCCTTTTTGGCAAACGGTTGTTTCTGGGTCACAGGGTCGTAGACCATATCGTTCACGTCCCATTCCGCCGCCCAGGAGGGAGGGTCGGTCCAGTCGATCCGCTCGACCCCGACGTAGCGGCGTTCGATCAGGACGGCCTGGGCCATCACCAGAAGGTCCCAGGACTCGTTTCGGAAGGACTTCGGGTTCTCCCAGACGCCCTTGTGGTTCTTCACTTCGACGCAAAGCTCTTTGTAGAAGTTGATGTCCAGCCAATCGGGGAAGTTGATCTGTCCGGCCATCGGTTTGTCGCGGTCGAGCATGGCGTCGATCTGGTTCTTGAGCGGGGTCACGTTGACCAGGAGCACAGGGATTTCCCCACGGGCTCCGGCCATCCGGTCCTTACGTCCAGAGTCGGGATAGTCCACCTTCGTCCTGGGTGCCGTCGGAGATGATCCACCCTTGTAGAGATGGAACCGTCCGTGGAGGCCAGGAACCCAGAGCTTGTTGTAGTGCTCGTAGTCGTCCTCGGTCTCGATGGGACCGTTCTTGAGCCATCTCCAGAACTCGTAGGCGTTGGATGCGGCTTCGTTCATACCGCCTGAGTCGCTGATCGTATCCTTGATCTTCATGTGACGGCCGGAGCCGTCGGCCAGAGGGTAGGTCTTGAGCGCCACTTCCTCCATGAGCACCCTCCAGTCTTCGCGGAAGGTGAAGGGCTTGACGTAGTGGACCTGGCCGTCGCGGTCCTCATCCTCGCGCCGTGAATACCGGATGTCGAAGCGGTCGATGATCCAGAGATCGCCGCCCTGGCCTACACCGTGGACCTGGCAGACGAAGCGGTTCTTCTGCACGTCCACAGAGGCCACCAGGAAGCGGACGCCCATAGGGACCTCTCTCTGGCCGAGGGGCTTGGCTCGGTCTTTCAGCATCTCCGGCACACGGTCGCTCGCCATCGACTTCGGGAGGTAGGCGCGCCCCTGGTCCACGTTGGTCGTGGTCTTCAAGGCCGTCTCGGAACCGGATCGCTGGAACTCTCGCTCGGCACGGATGAACCGCACGACAAGCGTCTGCCATTCGGAGAAGGCCGCCGCGACCCCCTTCAACCAGAAGCTCGCGATCTCGGACTCATAAGCCTCGCCGATGATCTCGCCTTCCTGGGTTAACTTCTGGCCGTCGCGCAACCAGAATCCGTTCTGGTTCATGAGATGCTTCCCAGGCTTCCCCCCTTTGGGATCGTGGTGGTAGTAGCTGCCACAGTGAGGGCACACGAGCCTGGTCGTCCTGGAGGCTTCCCGTGGATCGTCCAGGTCGTCCCACTCCAGGAGGTTGAAGTCCGGCTCGAACGACAGATGGCAGTCGATGCAGCGCCAGTGCCACCGCCGACGGTCGCCTCGGTTGTAGAGCGCCATGATCCCCAGGCCCTCGGTAGGAGGGGCCTCGTGGGGCGTCGAGGGGGACCACCGTGGGTCCGTGATAGGGTGGGACGGCGAGGACTCCGCACAGGTCATGCCATAGCGCCGGAAGGTGGTCGCGCGAGCGGACGCGAGGTCGAAGGGCGAGCCGTCCCCGCCGACATCCTGGTCCATGCGATCATAGTCCGTCAGGAAGAGCCTGGGGATCGGCTTACCGGAGAGTTCGTTCACCGTGGGCCAGGAGAGCGTGACCATCGCGCCGGAACGGTATCGCTTATCGAAGGTGTTGTCGTAGTTCTTGCCTGTGATGAGGCGTTCCTGGGTGTCCGGCGTATCGCGGTGGAGGCGGTCGATCCGTCGCTTGGAGAAGTCGGCCGCGCGGCCCTGGGACGCCTCGATCAGCATCATGTCCGCAGGATCGCAGATGACGTTGTAGGTGTGCCAGTTTAGATACATCTCGGTCTTGCCGCATTGCGCCGGACCCACGAAGACCAGGCCCGTGTATTTCAGGCTCGTGAGGGTGTCCATCGGCTCCACGAGATACGGGACCACGGAGTTCTTCCAGGGACCGACATACGCTCCCTTGTTATTCAATTTGCGATACTTGTCGGCCGCCTGGGATACGGTCAACCGCTCTGGTGGGCGCACGGCGTCTGCGGACGACAGGACCATCTCTTCCAGGGTCATGAAGGCATGGTCGCTCATAGCAGGTCCTCTTCTTCGTCTTCCTCGTATCCGTTAAGATCGTAGAGGGTGCTCTTGGTGTTTTTCTTCGCGGCCATGCCCTTGATGCCTTGGTAGATCTCATCCTGGAGAGCGTCCCCCATGACGACCAGGAGTTGCCGTTGTTCGTCTGTGAGCCCTTCCGTGCGCTCCAGGGTGTCCGGCCATAGCTGGATCGTGGACTTGATGATCGAGAACACGTCCGACAGGACTTCCATGACATCGTTCGTGTGCCATTGGTCCCCTGCCATCGTCTCCCACTTCTGGCGCTTGAGGCGGGCGTCCCAGACTTCCTTCTGGAGCAACGGTGGGAGGTCCCCTGGCCGCATCCGCTTCATGTAGCTCTCGATGTCGATCTTCGGCTCCACCAGGAACTCGGCGGCGTCTTTTACGCGATACCGATTGCTCTTGCCGGAGATGGACTCTGGGGTGCAGTCCGCGAGCCGCTTACGAACGGTTTCGGGTGTCAGTCCGAAGACCTGGGACAACCAGTAGACCGTGACGCCTTGCATGGCTCCGGTCATCTTGATCGTGCCCTCATTGGCATTCGTAGATGTGATCTCGCGAGGCTCCCGCTTCGGCGGTGCCTTCATACTGGCGTGGGGGTCCGGCTTCGCTGGGGCACCCATAAGGTCTTCTTCGTCGGCGCTCATGCTGCGATCCATTCCATGTCTTCGCGTATCTGAGACATGCTCACGCGGACGTATTCCACAATCTGGTCCTGGGTCGCGGCTTTGTTCTCCAGGGTCTCGGCAACCCATTCGTCGTGGGTGCCCCTCGTGAGGATACGGTAGAGCTTGACGCTCTCGCCTTTCTGTCCCCGACGATGCAGTCTCTTATTAAACTGTTGGTATAATTCTAACGACCAGTTGAGTCCATACCAGACGGCGATGTTCGAGCCGTGCTGGAAGTTCAAACCGTGCCCCGCCGAGGCTGGGTGCAGGATCATCGCCTTGAGCTTGCCCTGGTTCCAATCCTTGAGATCGTTCGGTGTCTCGCCGTAGACGCGGACCCACGGATACTTCTTCTTGATCGCGTGGACATCGAACTTGAACGTGTAGGCGATCAGGACTGGCGCACCGTTGGCTTCCTCGAAGATCGAGCCGAGTTCTTCCAGCTTGCGGTCGTGGATGTGGTTGGCCTTCGGCGGCGTGGTGGGCGTCCAGTCGGGATCGTCCATGTCAGCGTCCGAGTAGATCGAGCCGTTGGAGAACTGGAGTAGCTTGTTCGACAGGA